TCATGCGCGCACCCCGCCGGTCTGCTTGAGGAAGTTGGCCAGCATCTCGTGGCCCTGCTCGGAAAGGATCGATTCGGGGTGGAACTGCACGCCCTCGACGTTCAGCGTCTTGTGACGCAGGCCCATGATCTCGTCGACCGAGCCGTCCTCCAGCGCCGTCCAGGCGGTGATGTCCAGGCAGTCGGGCAGCGTTTCGCGCTTGACCACCAGGGAGTGGTAACGGGTCTGGGTCAGCGGATTGTTCAGGCCGGCGAACACGCCCTGGTCCTTGTGGAACACCGGGCTGACCTTGCCGTGCATGACCTGGCGCGCGCGCACCACGTCGCCGCCGAAGGCCTGGCCGATGGACTGGTGGCCCAGGCACACGCCCAGCAGCGGCAGCTTGCCGGCGAAGCGCTCGATGACCTCCAGGGACACGCCCGCCTCGTTCGGCGTGCACGGACCGGGGGACAGGACGATGCGTTCGGGGTTTAGCGCGGCAATCTCGTCGACGCTCAGTTCGTCATTGCGAATGACGTGGATGTCGGCCTTCAACTCGGCGAAGTACTGCACCAGGTTGTAGGTGAAGGAATCGTAGTTATCGATCATCAGCAGCATGTCTGCTCGAACCTCATGATTGCACTGCTTTCGGATCGCGCCATCGTCGACACCCGTTGCGGCCTCGTAGGCTGCGCGAATCTGGCAATTATGCCAGCGGATGGGAGAAATGGACGCGTAAGAAGAGACCGGCGCTATGCCGGGAAAGAAGGAATCAGGCGCGCCAGCGCCAACGGGCGAATGCCTTGAGGAGGGAGGTGATGATGCGGGTGCTGTGGATCACGGTTGCGGTCTCGCCTAGCGATGGCCGAACAGTAGCCCAAGGCCGGGCGCCAGCGCAATACACGCGGCAGCCCTGCCGACGAAGGTAGGAAGATTCAGCGGCACGCGTCGAGGGCGGCACGCAGGCGGGTTTCGTAGGCAAGGCGCTGCTGCCGCTCGGCCAGCAGCGCGCGCACCTTGGTTTGCAGATCGTCCGCCGGACGCAGGTCGGCGGTGGCGAATCGAGGGGTTTCGACGGCCGGCGCCCGGCACGGCACCGGGACGGGGACGCGCACCTCCACCGGCGCCGGCGCGGTGGATGCGCACCCCGACAGGAGCAACACGGAAATGATTAGCGGCAGCTTCATGGCAACAGCTCCCGATCGATCAGCTGATGTACCACGGCGCACTCCTCGCCTTCGCTGTGCTCCTGCAGCAACCGGCTGGCAGCGGCTTCATGGCTCTGCGCCTCTTCGCGAGCCTGGAGCAGCGCGCGCTCGACGGAGTCCGCACGCTGCCGGGCGGCCTGTTCCAGCGCTTCGACCTGAGCGTTCTGTAGCACCCGTTGCGCCGCCATGGCTTTGCCGGCTTCGCTGCAGCGCGCCTGCTCCAGGCGCAAGCTTTCCAGCTGCCCGCCATAGAAGCGCGCCGTCAGCCAGCCACCGATGCAGCCACCCAACAGACAACCGGTCAGGCTCAGCGCAAACCAGAAGCGGCTCACCCCAGCACCTCCTGCGCGCGGCGCCAAAGTTGTGCGCGTTCTTCCAGCCCATTCACCCCACCATTGATGCGCCGGGTGATGTCCTCGAAGCGCGCCGCATCCGCCAGCTCGTTGAGACCATTGCGCCGCCACCACCAGGCGGCAGACCGGCAAGCCCAGCGTGGCTCCGCCAGCAGCTGCGGACGGGCGACGAAGGGCTGTTCGAGCCCTTCGCCGACAGAGCGGTAATTGCTCCGCCCGGTCACCTGCAGCAGGCCCCGCCCGCGAAAGCGCCAGCCGTCGCCGGACGCCTCCTCGCCATTACCATTGCGCCCGGCGTAGACGAGGTTGGCGATGCGCTCCGGCTGGTACGCCACCTCTCGCGCCAGTGCCGTGGGCGAGCCATCGGCACTGCGGAAACGCCGGGGCCAGACAGCGGCCAGGCGCTGCGCGCTGTAGGTCAGGTTTTCCACGCAACGGGTCAGTTGCGCACTTTCGTGGCCGACCTGGGCGATGAAGGCGGCGATGCGCGACGGGGTATCGATAGCGAAGTCGCGCATCGCTGCCTCCAGCACCGGCAGAAAAACGCCCGCGACGGGGCGGGCGTTGGGCAGGATCAGCAGTAGCTGGCGTTCGTCGATGAGCATGTCAACCGCCCTCCCCCGCCTTGCCCTTGCCCTGCGCCCCACCGTTGCACTGCACCGTGGTGGTCCAGCCGCCAGCGGAAAAATGCTGGCTGACCGAGTCGATCAGGTAGCGGCCGTCGAGCCCGCCCTTGAAGCCCTTCAGTTCAATGGTCAGTTCGGCGAACAGGTCAGCGCGGCCAGGCATGTCCAGTTGCACTTCGGCGCTGTTGCGATTGAACTCGGCCAACCGTGCCGCCGCGACGCGCCGGGCGGCCGCCTCGTCCGGCTGCGGATGGCGGTCGCAATGCTCCGCGACCACTTGCAACGGCGCGTCCGGATTGGCCACACGCACCTGCTTCTGCACACCGTCGGCGCTGCGATAGGGTACCTTCACCGCCGCCACCACCTTGCGGTCATCCAGGGTGAAGCGGAACGAGCCCACGTCTCCGCGCCCCAGCACCGGTATCTCCAGCGTCTGCCCACTGGCGCTGCGGCCAGACTGGCGCGGCTGCACCAGCAGACTGTTGTTGGCCAGCTTCGCGGTGCAGTCGTATTGCCGAGCCAGCCGTGTGATGAAGTTGAAGTCCGACTCGCGGATCTGGTCGATGCGCGCAAGCACCGTCTCGACATTGCACGCCGCGCGCCAGCCGTTGCGTGCCGCGATATCCGCCACCACGCTCGCCAGGCTCATGCCTTCCCAACTGCCGCTGCGAGCGGCCTTGCCCTGGCCGCGCATGTCCCCGCTCTTGCCCTTGATCACCAGGTTGTCCGGCATGCCGCTGTAGATCAGCGTATCCACCACATAGCGGCCCATGCGCGTGAGCGGTGCGCCGTCGTAGCCGAGGAAGACTTCCAGCGCGGCGCCGCGCCGGGGCAGCGTGACGGCGCCATCGCGGTCATCGATGGTGATCTGGAAAGTGTCCGATTCCAGACCCGGCTTGTCGGTCAGTTGCAGCTCGATCAACCGGTCGCTGACCAACGCAGTAATGTCCGCGCCGTCGGCGCTGATACGGAAGGCAGGTTTCATAGGCCACCCTGAATGAAAAGACCCCGCTCGAGCGGGGCCTGGTTGCTGATGCCAATGCCGGTGGTCACTCCCACAAGCGCACGCTCTGGTCCGCCGACACGAGTAGTTCCGGCAGGCGAATGATCACGCCACCGCGCAATGGTTGAGCCTCGTCGGCCAATCCGGGGTTGGCATCCAGCACGGCTTCCACGCAGCCATTGAGATGCCCGTAGCGCTGGTAGCAGAGGCGGTCCAACAGGTCGCCGTCAGCGCTTCTGACTATCGTCGTCGCCATAGCGGGTGAACTCCAGGTCGAGGGTTTGCTGACGCGGCACGCCATTGGCGAACAGCGCCTCCTGCGTCTCGGTAATCTTGGTCAGGCACCAGTTGCCCAGGTCGTCGCCGCGACCGGTACCGAGGTGGACCGGCTCGCTCAACGCCGCGATGTCCCGCAGCGCCCGCGGCTGGTTCCAGCCGACGCGCTGCGAGGTGTCGCCGGCACGGATGAACAGCGGCATCACCACGCCATGGAGCGTAAGCGTTTCCGGGCCCAGGCCGACGCTCTGCTGCGCGCCGCGCCGGCCGAGTCGCGCCTGGTCCTTCCAGGCATAGCTGCTGGTGCGGGTCAGGCGCTGGAAGCCGGTGGTGTCGACGTTGAAGTAGTAGGTCTGCTCGGTCGATTTCAGCGGGGTCATGATCAGCAGGTGCTGCGGTACCTTGCACATCTGCTCGGAGGGATCGAGCCTGGGCGCCAGCACCGAGCTTGGCAGGATGTCCTGCAGGCGCGGATCGATCCTGCCCAGCACCTTGTTCACCGCCTGACCGGCGTTGTTGATCTCTTCCCCCAGCTTCTCCACGCGCTCGTTTACCTCGGCTGCCACTTGCCTGGCCTTGTCGAGATTCTTCTGCAGCTTTTCCTGCTCGGCCTGGGCTTTCTTCACCCCGTCCTGCAGCTTGCCTTGGGCGCGGACGATGCCGTCGGTGACGCGCTTGAGCCTGGCTGCCGCCTCCGGCGTTACGCCGGGCAGGCCTTCGAGCGCGGTGACGCCGCTGCGGATATGCAGCATTGCCTTGTCCACCGGCGCGGCGACCTGCTCCAGGTCGCGTCGGGCGGCCGTGGCAGCGCCCGCAATCATGCCGAGGCCGGTATTGAACTGTTCCAGATAGGTCATGGGGCCTCCCTACATGACGACGGTGTCGAACAGCGCGTTGCGCTGCCGTTCCTGCTGGGCCTCGGCGATCAACCGGCGCATGGCCGGGATCAACTCGTCCAGCAACTGCTGCGGATTGACGATGTTGCCCGCCACGTTGATGCTCACCTGCGGCGAGAAGGTCCAGTTGGGCGGGCCACTGGCAACGGCTGCCGTAGCCACAGGCGCTGCGGGTGGCGACGGAGCCGGCGGTGGGTTCCGGGGATTATCCGACGGCCCGAACAACGCTCCGACCTTGCCACCGATCCACTCGCCCACGGTCGCGCCAATGGTGCCTCCGACCAGCGTACCCACTACCGGAATCGGGATCAGCGTGCCCAACGCGCCCCCCACCGTCGCGCCGATAGCGGCGCCACCCGCCTTGCCATAGCCGACAGCCTTTTCCGCTGGCGACTTGTCACTGGCGTAGACCGAGGCGGTATCGGCAATCGCCATCGCAGCGCTGACGGGGCCGAAGCGCCTCATCCCGGCTCCAGCTTTTCGCACCAGGCCGCCAACCGCCCTTCCGACGCCGGAGGCACTAACAGTTCTTGCCACGCTTGCGGCACGTCTCAGCACGCTGCCCGCAACACGGCCGACTGGCGACGCGCGAACGCTTTGCGCCGCTCGACCGATCCAGCCGGAAGCGGCCCCAGCGGCACGGCCCAACGTGGATCGCGCGCGCTGGAAGATGCCGCCGCGCCTGGCAGTTCCGGAGCCACCGGTTTTCGCTTTGCCGGCGCCCTTCCCTCTGCCCTTACCCTTGCCTTTGGGCCTGCCATCGGGGAGGTCGCCCAACCCACCGCCCGGCCAGTTGGTGACAAAGACATCCTGTACATCGCGCCTGCCCCAGTTCCACGGCATCGCGTCGTTGGCGTCCTCGACGAATTTCTTGGCATCGATCAGGGACTTCAGAGCCAGAAGACCACCACCGACATACTCCAGAGCCCCCTGATGGGCGAGCATGGCATCGCCGATTTTCAGCATGGCGCCGGAGATGTTCTGCTCGCTGGCTTCCAGCTGTCCCAGCGGCGATTCCTGATGCTGCTTGACGCCTCGCTGCAAAAGATCGACGGGGGCTGCAGCCAGCGCATGTCGGGACTGCAGCACAGTCTCAGCTTTCTGCGCGTCTCCCGGCCGTATGGCGGCCAGTCGATCAAGCAGGTTGCGACTGAACTCTTCAACCGACGTCGCTTCCGTCTGCCCACGCCACGCCACAGCGCTCAGCGCGCGCTCCAGATCGACAGCGCTGTTGATGCCGCCCTTCTGCTGCAGTGTGCTGATCATCTGCGCCGTGGTTTGCAGCGACACTCCCTGCCCCTGAGCGAACTGCGCCGCCACCGGCAACATCGACATGACGTCCTTCAGCGGCAACTTGCTCTCGACCATCGCCTGCGCCAGGTCCAGTACCTTGTCGCGTGGCATGGCGGCATCCTCGCTCGCTGTCACCACCCCTTTGCCCAGCGCTGCCTCGGCGTCCGGGTCGTAGGGCTGCCCCGCCGACTCGCGCACCTGCATCAAGCGCCCGCGAAAGGCGAGACTGGCACTTAGCGAAGAGCGCGCCACATCACCAGCGGAGCTCAGCTCCAGCAGGGATTTGCTCACCGCCTCCAGACGCTGCCAGTCGTTCGCTGGCGCGCTTGCCGTCGGCGTCGCACCGAGTTGGATTTTCGGCAAACGAACTTCAGCCGGCCGCAGCGCCAGCAGATCGACGATCCGCCGCAATGCCAACCGTGTTTCTCCCGCGTTGCGTTCAGCGGCGCGATGGCGGATATCCTGGTTGTCCTGAATCGAATCGATGCCATCTACCAGCGTGCGCAGAGGCTGGCTCGCATCCAGCTTTCCAACCAGGGTGCCCAAGCGCGTAGCGGAATCCGCAACCATTCTCCCGAGCGTGCTACCCAGGCCGACAACGACCTCCGTCAGCAATAGGGTGTTTTCACTCATTTCCATTTCACTTGCCCTCTGACGACATTCGTCTCTTCGACGACCCATGCCTCCTGGTCAAGAGGGAGCGCCGGCCACCCGGCGCTCCGCGAGGGCGAACTAGCCCGCCTCGTCCCCCAGCCACCAACGCAGGTCGCTGAGGGTCATGCGTTCCAGTTCGCCGGCCGTGAAGCCCGACTCAGTCGCCAGTCGCCGCGCCAGCTGGCGCATCAGCGCGAAGCTCATCGCCGTCTTCTCGCACCAGGCGAAAGTAGGCGTGCTGCAGGCGTTGGTAATCGCTGAGTTTCAGCCCCTCCAGGTCCTGGCGGCTGACCTGCACCAGCGAGGCGAACAGCTGCAGCTCGCGCTCCTCGTCATCGCTGGCCACCTTGCTGGCCAGGCGGATGTCGCGCACGGTCGGCGCACGCAGGGTGAGGGCGTCGACATCGACGCCATTGCAGGAGGTCGGGCGGGACAGTTGCACCACCGCCGCGTCCTCGGACAGGCTCAGCCACGCGGGCTGCTTGACCAAGTCTTGCATCAGGGTTCTCCTCAGACGCCCAGGTCGTTACGCATGGCGGCGAGCTGGTCGACGCCGTCGATCTTGCGCACCGAGTTGGCCGGGTCGATCTCGAACATCTCACGGCCCTCGACTTCCAGCTTGTAGTAGGAGACCGCCACGCTGTAGGTACAGGCGGCCAGGTCGCCGGCCTTCCAGTCGCCGGGGTTGATCTCCTTGAGCAGGCCGCGGACGGTGGCGACCACCGGCACGCTACCGCCCTTCTGGGTCTTGAAGGAGCCACGGAAGGTGCCGTTGAACGCGCCCTGGTCGCTCAGGCCGAAGAACTTCATGGCCTCGCGGCGCGCGCCGTTGGTGGTGAACTTGGCCTCCATGGCCTCCAGGCCGACATCGAGCAGGACCGGAGCGTCCATGCCGCCGGCGCGGTACTCCTGGGTCTTCACCTTGAGGGTCGGCAGGGTCAGGGACGGCACGTCACCGGCAAAGCTCACGCCGTCGACGAAGAGGTTGGTGTTGGTGAGGATCTGCGGAATCATCTGGGGTTCTCCTTAAGCTGCGTCCAGGACTTCGGTGAGCCACTGATCGGTCACCTCGACGCGGAAGTTGGGGTTCTCGGCAGGCGGTACGTCGGTGAAGCGGATGTTCCAATACACCTTGCCCTGGGCCAGCTGGCTGGCGGTGTTGAGCTCCGGGTCGGCGTAGACCTCGAAGTCGATCACCGCGCCCTGGTTCTTCAGGTCGCGCATGAAGGCCTGCAGGCCCTCGGTGACGTCCTTCACGTAGGTCTTGGTGATGCCGCGGTCGACCGCCCACTTGTGCCCGGCGAGGATCGCGTCCATCACCATGTCCATGGTCCGCACGCGGGTCACGAAGGCCCACTTGGTGTCGCTGGAGAGGGTGCGGTTGCCCCACAGGCGGTAGCCGTCGTCGCGGATGACGGTGGTGATGTTGGCGTTGTTGAGCAGGTTGGCGCGGCAGGTCTCGTCGCCGTCGAGGAACTCGATCGGGCGGCCGGTGCCGGTGATGCCGAGCAGCTCCTTGTTCGACGGCGAGGACCAGAAGCCATATTGGCTGTCGGTCCAGGCGAACAGCGCGGCGGCGTTGGCCGAGGCTGGTGCATCGACGGTGGCGCTGCTGGCGGTATCCCAGTACTGCACGCCCGGATCGACCAGGTAGATGCGCTTGCTGCCGAACTCACCGGCATAGGCGATGGCCGCTTCGTCGGTGGTGTTCGGGCCGTCGACGACGGCGATGGCGCGCAGCTTCTCCGCCAGCGCGCCCATGGCCGTGGCCACCGCCTGGGTGGCGGAATGCTTCGGCGCGATCAGCAGGCGCGGCTGGGCATTGAAGCGCGACTTGCCGTCGAGCAGCGCCTGCAGGCCGGTACGCTGACCGGCTTCGGTGACGGTGCCGATGATCGCGGAAGTCAGCTGCGCCGCATCCTCGATCTTCGCCACGCCCACCGCCACGACCACCGCGGCGGACTGGGTGAAGATGGCGGTGCAGGACTTGTAGATCGCCGACGCGGTACCGAAGGCTGCAGCCGCTTCGCGCAGGCTGGTGAGCAGCACCGGCACATCAGCCTGCGCGGTCAGCTTGGCCTCGGCGGGGGTGAAGGTATCCACCAGGCCGATGATCGAGGACGACGGCAGCGCAATGGTGCGCGCACCGACGTCGACATTGGTCACGGTGACGCCGTGAAAGAAGCTCATAGGGTTTTCTCCAGACATAAAAAAACCGCCGGGAGGCGGTTGGGGAAGGTCTATCGGTTAAATGAAAGACCACATAGAATCAGCAAAACACTAAATACATTTCATCTTTATTTACTATCACGCCAACTGAGTGCAGACATTCACTGAGAATCCGCACGTAGTGCCTCCCGCAGGCGCAAGTATCGAATACACGACAACAAAACTCCCATCTGTGCGTAAGTTCCAGGTGTACATACCTAGCTGCAAAGGAGTTTCAACCGAATAACCACCTACACCGTCCACGCTGTATTTCGGCCGGGCGCCCACTGGAAGCGTAAAAGCTAGCATAAGACCGCTTTCTGGAATCGTATTCCGTCCCATATTGAGGCTCAAATACAGATTGCCATTGGCAGTCCAACAAGCGCTGACAGCTCTATTAAAAAAACCATTGGCGAAAGTAATGGGAAAGGTTTGAGCTCCCGAAAACTTTGCAAAGGATGACTGCACGAATTCAGTCGTGGCAACCCTTTTCGTGTTATCACCCACTGCCGCGGTTGGCGCCGTCGGTGTACCTAAAAGTGCGGGACTGGACAACGGAGCCTTGGCCTGAAGGGTGGCATCGACGCTTGCGGCGTAGTTCGCGTTATTGCCCAGAGACAACGCCAGCTTTCCTAATGTATCGAGCGAGGATGGTGCCCCTCCAACGATCGCGGTGCCTGCTGACTGAACAAATGCAGTTGTCGCCAACTGCGTGGAGTTGGTGCCAGCAACGGCGGTTGGAGCAGTCGGAACACCGCTGAATGCGGGTGATGCTATCGCCGCGAGAGGGGAAACGGTGGCCTGGACGAAGGCGGTCGTCGCCAATTGCTGGGTATTGCTGCCTACCGCAGCCGTTGGCGCCGTCGGAACGCCACTGAACGCCGGCGACGCCAGCTTCGCCAACCCGTTGGTAATGTTCTGGAACGCCAGCGCCGTGGAGCCGAGAACAATCGCCCCATCGGTCACCAGTTGCCAGACACTGTCAGCCTGCGCAGTACCGCTCTCCACCGTAACGGTCAGGCCCGGAGTGACCTCGCTATTCTCGTCGGCATCGGTCGCGCGTTTCCAGACACCGGCTGCAACGACATACAGCCCGTTGTCCACGGCGCTGGTCTGGTTCTTCACCAGCACACGATCACCCGCCGCGAGCGCGACACCGTCGACTGTCTGCAGTCCGCTCAGCGTGATACTCGCAGTGGTCGCAGCGCGCACAGACTGTTTGTAATCCAGCCGGTTCAGCGCCGTGACAATGGAGTTATCCACATACTCCCGCGTCGCCAGCACCACACTCGGGTCGATCTTCAACTCCACCGACGCCGCATTGCTGACGATCAGCACGATGCGCACGGTCTGGGTGCGGCCGCTGCCCTCGGCCAGTTGCGGTTTGTAGGACGGCGCGCAGTTGGCGTAGGCGATCAGCGCGCCGGCTTCGTCGTACAGGCCCATCTCGCGGATCCACCAGCCGCCCACGTCCTCCGGGATGACCTGTTCGGCGATGATCTGCGCGCTGTTCGCCGGGTCGACGCTCAGGCGATTCAGCGGCGCGCGGCGGACTTCGTTGACCAGCTGAGTGCGGCTGGCGTCCGGGGTCGGCACGTTGCCGCCGCCATCGCCCACGGCGAGCTGGGTGATTTTCAGGGTGGTGCCCAGCGCGGTGGCGTTCGCCAGCTTGCCGGCACCGATCGTGGTGAGAAGTGCGTAGTAGGTTACTGCCATGGGTAGACACTCAAGCTATCGATGGTGTGTTCCCGGCCCGGCAAGCCGTGGCTGCCGATCGCTTCGATCACGTCCGGGAGGTAGGGGTAGACGGTGACGATGTCGCCGTCGTATTGCCCGGAGCCGACGGTGATCCGCCCCTGGGATTCCAGGCTGATATCCAGCCCGATGAGGTGCCGCGTGAGCGGTTTGGCGTCTTCGATCAGGCGCTCCACCTCCTGGTACATTTCCTCGCTGATGCCACTGTCGAGCACGCCGATGCGCAGGCGGAAGGTGCCCGGCTCGCCCATGGGCGAGCCCTGCCACCACTCGATGATTTCGATCAGGTAACCCAGCGGCTCGATCACCCGCCGCAGCGCGGCGATGGTTCCCTTGTGCTGGTGGATGCGGAAGGCCGCGGCCACTGCCTTGCGCTTTACCGTCTCGCTCCAGTCCGGGTCCCAGCGGTCCACCGACCAGGCCCAGGCGAGATAAGGCAGCAGTGCGACCGGGCAACGTTGCGGGTCCATCAGTTCGCGCAGCGGCACCGGCAGATCGGCGACCTGCACATCCGCCAGCACGCGCTCCAGCGACGTCGAGTTGATCGGCAGCAGACGGCTACTCATCCGAGCCACCCACGCGGATCTGGTAGCCGCTGCAGTACGCCGCCTGGGTCGCATCGAGCACCACGTCGGCCGCCGGCTTGGCCAGCTCGACGCGCTGAACGCCCTCCACATGCAGCGCGGCGAACAGCGCGCTGCGGCGGATGTCGCGGCCGATGCGGCGCTGCGTGGCGATGTAGGTCTGCAGCGAAGCTTCGGCGGCCTGCTGGATCAACTCGGCCTCCGGGCCCGGATAGATGTAGAGCACGGCGTCAACCTGGTAGGGCACGATGGCGGCGGACTGCACGGTGAGGCGATCGCCCACCGGGCGCACATCCTCGTCGTTCAGCGCCTTGCGCACAGCATCCAGCAGGTCCATCGACGCGGCGCCATTGCCTTCGGAAGACAGCACACTCACCAGTGCCTCGCAGGGCGCAGGACTGATCGCCGAGACATCGGCGATGCGCCCGTCGGCACCGAGCGCGAAGGCCACGTAGGCGTTACGCGGGCCGGCCACCGAAAGCTGGTCAAAGGCCAGCTGGGTGCGGTTGCGCAGCGAGTCGTCGCCCTCCAGCACCGCCGGCGTCGGCGGCGAGGTCGTGGCATCCGCCTGCTGGATCACCAGGCGCTTGACGTTGTAGCCGGCCGCCAACTGATCCAGGTCGCCCTGGGTCGCATAGCCGAGCATCACGGCGCGGGCGGCGTCGTTGATCCGGGCGCGCAGCAGCAGCTCGCGGTAGGCCGCCAGCTCCAGCAGCTTGACCACCGGATCGGACTCCACCGCAGCGGTCCAGCCTTCCCCCATGGCGCTGCGGAAATCCGCCAGCAGCTCTTCGTAGAGCGTCTCGTAGTCGAGGTTCTCCACCACCGTGGGAGCGGGCAATTGGGACAGGTCGATCAGGCTCATGCCGCCACCTCCAGTCCGATCTCGTCGCCCAGGTAGACGCCGCGCAGGCGCAGCGAAACACTGCCGGCGACCACCGCCATCACCTGCACCGAACTCAGGCGCAGACGGGGTTCCCAGCGGCCGATGGCGCGGGCCACCTCAGCCTGTACCGCGCCCTTCCAGCCTTCGGTCACCGGCAGGTCGACCATGCGTCGCAGTCGGCTGCCGTACTCAGGGCGCATGCGCCGACTGCCCAGCGGAGTGGTGAGGATGTCCTCGATGGATTGCTTCAGGTGCGCCAGCGCGCTCAGCGGCTGGCCGTTGCGTCGATCCATGCCGATCATGGCCGCGCCCTCCGTCGCTCAGGTCGCGCACGGGAAAAGTTGCCCATGGCAGGTCTCCAGAAATGCAGAGGCCCGCGCGTGGCGGGCCCGGGTTGGAAGTCGAAGCGACTTCAATGAGTGTGGTGGTTGCTGTTACCGGCGGCGTCCATGATCGAGCCGCTGCTGGTGACGTTGCCGTCCACCGTCAGCGCGCCCTTGATGCTCACCGGGCCGGTCAGCTGGATACTGGCGGCGGTGACAGTCACCGCTCCGGGATCGATCACCACCTGGGTGCCGCCGACTTTCACCGTGGCGCTGCCGGCGGGCAGTTGCAGGTCATAGCGATGCGCCTGCCAGTCGTAGCTGAGCACGGCGCCATCGGGAAAATGCCAGCTCTCCACCTCGCCGCGATTGTTCGGCGGCGCCGAGGCAGCGCCGAACAGCCCCGGCACGAAAGTGCCCATGGCCGCCATGCCGGATGGACTGAGCAGCACGCCCTGCTCGCCCAGGCTCGGCGCGCGCCAGTGCCGCGCGGCGCCGGCCGCCTGGGCATG